GGCGCTCATGGGGTCTGGCCCTTGTTCAGCTTGTCGATGGCGGGCTGCAGCTTGGCGGTGAAGACCTTCAGTGCCTCAGCCAGCCGGTCGGCGCCGGACTGCAGGAACCGGAAGCCGCTGCGGATCTTGACGTCGGTGCTCTTGTTCAGCTCGCGGCGCTGCTTCTGGCCGGCCTTGCCGCGGCCGCCGGTGGCGTTGCCGGCAGGGTTCCAGCCGAACTCGAGCCAGCGCCAGTAGAACGGGTCGCTGCTGCTCCTGGCGCCGCGCGCCGCGCCCTTGGCGGGCCGCACGTTGACGAAGACGCCCACGTCGCCGGCCCGGCGGTCGCGCTTGCTGGTGCGCACGACGATGGCCTTCTTGACCGTGCCGGGCTTGCGGTACGGGGCACGCAGCGCGTTCTCCGGCGTCAGCACCGGGGCGTTTACCCGGGCGGCGTCGCGCACCACTCGGGCGCCGGCCGCCAGCGCGTTGCGCAGCGCGCGCCGGCGCAGCTTGTCGGGCAGCGCCAGCAGCGCGGCCTTGAAGTCCGGCAGGCCCGTCACCTTAGCCTCGACCATCGCGCACCCCCGTGAGGCATGGCAGGTCCAGCCATTCGCGGTTCGCACTAGGGACGGGTGCGCCCGCGATGTCGTAGGGCGTGTCCCACTCGTCCAGCACGCGCATCTCGGCGCCCACGTCGGTGCGGTGCCGGATGCGCCACACGAAGCCCAGCTCGGCCTGCAACTGGCTGGCCGCGAAGAACTCGCGCCCGGCCTTGGGCATGGGCTTGGCCCACACGGTGGCCAGCGTGGTCCAGGCGCCGTTGTTCTGGCCGCGCCCGTCCTTGCCGGCGGCGCGGTACTGGATGCGGATGCGGCGGTCCAGCTCGCCGGCGTTCAGGGGCATCGCTCAGACCCTCCACTGGCGGTAGGGGTCGAGCAGGCGCTCGTGGAAGCCGCCCGGCAGGTCGGACACGCTCACGCCGGCGACGATGGCCTCGCGGTGCTTGTACAGCGTGCCGATCTCGAGCTTCATCCAGGCGCGGATGGCCGCCGGCACGCTGGCGCCGCTGGCGCCGTACCCGGCCACGAACGTGACGGTCACGGCGTTGGCCGTGTCCAGCGTGGTGGGCCAGGCGCTCAGCGTCTCGGCCATCAGCAGCCAGCCCGGTGCGGTGGTGGTGTCCAGGCTGTAGTCGGTGCTGGCCATGGTCTGGCTGTCGCCGTCGCCGTCGACGTAGACCACGCTGGTGATGCTCTGCACCGGCGGCATGCCGAGCTCGATCTCGTTGGGCGGGAAGGCGTCAAGCACGCGGGCCCAGGTCTGCGTGATGAGCGCGCGGCCCAGCAGGTGCTCGGCCCGCTCGCGCGCCGACTGGATCAGCGCGGTGATCAGGTCGTCGTCGACCGTGTGCTCCACGCGCAGGTGCAGCTTTGCCTCGGTGAGCGTGATGGGCTCGGCGGCCGGGGCGGTGACGAGCTTCAGGGTCATCGGGTGCTCCGCTGGATGTTGGCCGGCCGGCCGTAGCCCTGCAGCCGGCGGCCGGATGGCGGCGCAGACAGCACGGTGGGCGCCGGCGTGCCGCCGTAGGTGAGCGTGACGGCCTGGCCGGTGAGGGCGTAGCTGCCGTAGGCGGCCGTCAGGCTGGCCGGCGCGTCGAAGGCGGCGTCCTGACCCGTGAGGCTGTAGCTGCCGGCCGCCAGCGCCATCTGGCGCGCGATGCGCAGCGCCGCGGCCTGGCCACTCAGCGCGTACAGCCCCTGCTCGGCCACGATGCGCCGGGCGGCCTGCAGTGCCGCCGATTGCCCGGTGAGCGCGTAGCTGCCCTGTCCCATGGCGATGGAGTAGGCGCCGGGCGTGGTGTACAGCAGCGCCACGTCCTGGCCGGTCAGGGTGTAGGCCCCCTGGACCGCGGCCAGCTTGCGCGCTGCCTTGGTGCCCGCCGCCTGGCCGCTGAGGGTGTAGCTGCCGCTGGCGCAGGTGATGGCGTAGTCAGCGTAGGCCGTGCTGCCGGTAAGGGTGTAGGAGCCCTGGGCTGCGGCGAGCTTGCGGCCGACCTTGGTGCCGGCGGCCTGGCCGGTGACGGTGTAGCTGCCCTGGTCGCAGGTGAGCGAGTAGCCGCCAGCTGCATCAAGCGTCGCCCTGATGCCGTCGTCTCGCAGCGTCTGGCAGTCCGTGTCGCTCAGTTCCTCGTGCCAAAAGACGAAGTCCTTGACCTGCAGCACCGCCGTGCCGACTGCGTTGACCCAAAAAGTATCGACCACATCGGCGGCCATCGTCGCAGCACCACCGTCAGCAGAGGTCGCGTCATAGAAAAACACCACCTTGTCGCTGCTGCCGCTGTAGTTCGTCACCAGCTTGGCGACAAGCGTGCGCTCCGTCGTGCCGGCCGTATACGCGGCCGACGTGCTGAGGTTTGTATAGCGGGCGCGCAGATTGTTCGCGCTTGTGCGGCCGACGTAACACGTCCCGGCCGTGGCATCTGTTGCACTGGATGGCGTCGTCGTGCCGACACCCACAAACATGGCAAAGTCGGTCGCACCATAGTTGGAAACGCGCAGCGTCATGGCGATGGTGATGCCGCCGCCGGTGCCGGATGGGGCCAGCGTTTTACTTGGCACTGCCACCGAAGCCGCGCCACTTTCAAACTGCCAGCAGTAGTCCCCCCCGCCGCGGTCGGTCAGCGTGATGGTGCCGCCGCTCAGGTCGCCGCTGACACCGAGCTCGTCATGCGGCGTTGCGTCGCCGCTTTCGGCTTTTAGCCTGTAAACGTAGTCGCCAAGTGCCATATCAATCCCCGCACTTCAATGCTTGGACTTCGCTCGACCACGACGCCAGCGACACCACGACATCCAATTCGGGCACGTACTTGACCCGGCCCCACCACCCATTAGTCGGCGCGTCCAATGTCTCACCCGTCGGCGTGATCTCCTCGACTTCCCACGTTGACACGTCAACGCGATAGATCGTCGGAGTCAGGCTGTAGAGGTACACGACATTGCGCAATGTGTCGTGCGCAATGCCCCAGCCAGGCTGCGTGCCGCTCATTGCAGTCGTGAGCGAGGACGCACCGGAGCCTGTCAACGTGGGGGAGGTCTTGCTGCCGCCGCTCAACGGGTAGTAGACAACCCCGCCACTGGCGCGGCCTGCAAATCGCACGATCCGGTCATTGACCGCATCGACAACCACCGCCCCGCCCTGGCCCTCGGTGCCGGTCATGTCCACCACATCGCTGGCCGAATCGGCCGAGACGTCATAGACGCTGACGATGTTGTTCTCGTTCCAGACGTAGATGTCGCCGGTTGTCGGGTGCTGCGCCGCGCCGGTCTCGCTGCCGGTGATGCGCGGCATTGGCCCGTATGCGGCGGGCTCCCATGCGTTGGTATCCAGACGGAAGCCGTCAATGTCCTCCGTCCGAACGTCAGCGCTGCCACCGACCGGCGTGCCGTTGTACGCGAACCCCATGTTGGCGTTGAGCCGGTACATGCGCGGCACGCTCCCGACCGTCGCCACGAACATGGCGTAGTAAGTGTGCCGGCTGGTCGGGTTGCCGTCTGCGTAGTAGTTCGATCCACCCAGCAGGTCGGCCACTGGCGTGCGCTCGACCAACAAGTCCCAGGCTGGAACGTTCTGCGCTAGGTCAATGACCCCGATTTCGTTGCCGCCATAGTCGGTATGCCCGCCGCCGTGAATGTGGTACTTACCGGCGTATACAAACGCACCGCCCCACGCATCGACCAACCCGGACTGAGAACCCATCGTTCCGCTGACGGCCGGCGCCAACCCTGCGGACGCGCTAGGTGCGCTATCTGGGACGTTGACAATTTCGTGCGCGGGCGCAGAGCGCAGCCACAGCGGCAGCACGCTGTGCCCGATCCTCAACCCACGCGCCACGCCATCAGCCCCGCGGCGGCACCTTGACCAGCGTGCGCGCCAGCTCGCCGATGCGCTTCTTCAGCGCCGGCCAGTGCGGGCCCCATTCGGCCTCGATCTGCGCGGCGATGCGCAGCTCTTCCGCCTGGGCGGCCTGGGTGCGGGCGCAGGCGGCGTCCAGCTCGGCCTGCAGCGGCGCCACGCGGGCGTTGACCTCGTCCCGCGCGTCGCACAGGGCGTAGTAGGTCTGCAGCATCTTGGCGCGCTCGGCGCCGTCCTGGGCGAGCAGCTGCTCGATGGTGGTGGTCATGCTTGTCCTCGTGTGCGGAGGGTTGGGAAGTACATCAGCTCGTGCAGCCCGCGCGCCCGCAGGCGCACGCCGCTCTGCGCTACGGCAGGCTTGCCCTTGATGGGCACACCCTCGCCGTCCAGCCAGGCCAGCGTGAGCTCGGCGCCGCACTGCGTGCGGATCACCAGCAGGTGCCCGTTGGTGGTCACCTCGGCCACGGTCTTGCCACGCAGGCGGCTGGTGATGTCCATCAGGCCAGCTGCCAGAGGCCGTTGCTGGCGTCGAAGTCCAGCGTGAAGGTCTCGGTGTCGGCCAGCGTGATGCTGCTGCCGTAGTCGTACCAGCAGACCAGCGCGTCGGCCGGCGAGGTGGCGCTGTCGTTGTAGATGTCCACGTACCGCAGCGGGCCCACGCTGGCGCCGGTGGCAGTGAAGACCTCGTCGGCGATGGTGACCTTGGCGGCGCCGGTGGTCTCGCTGAGGGTGACGGTGTCCAGCGTCAGGCCGCCGCCGGCGCCGGCGGTGTAGCCGCCCCCGGTGCTGATCTGCGTCAGGTCCGCCAGGACCGTGTTGGTGGCCACGGGTGCGGTGTTGCACAGCGCGGCCTTGAAGGTGTGGCTGGACCAGTTGTGCACGCCCTTGCTGAGCTGCTCGACGTAGTCCTGATGCTTGTTGTAGCTGGCCATGGTGGCAGGCTCCTTGCAGATGTGGCGCGGCCCGCGCGTGCACTGGGCACGGCGGGCCGCGGGGCGGTCAGGTCAGGTCGATCAGGCGGGCGGGTTGGCCGTCTTGCCGACAGCCGGCGAGCCCAGCACGGCCACGGCGGCGATCAGCGCCGCGGAGGCGTTGTTCGCGGGGGTGATGGTCAGGCGCGTGTAGCGCTTGATCCCGCGGTAGCCCAGCTTGCGGCACTCGTTGTCGTCGTCGAACTGGAAGCCGGCCAGGGCCTCGGTGCCGAGCAGGTCGTCGTCCGCCACGGCCGCGTAGCCGGAGCCCGAGGCGTCGGACTCCTCGAGCAGCACGGTGAAGGTGGCGTCGGCGTCCGCGATCGAGCCGGTGGCGATCAGGTAGGTGACGGAGCCGAAGCCCTGGCCGTCGACGACCGTGCCCACCTGGGCGGTGTTGTCGGCGACGCTCACCGGGCTGATGACGCGCTTGACGTCGATGTTGTTCATCAGGTCTTTGTTCACGATGGATTCCTTTCAGGTGTTGCAGGCCGGCCGCGCGGTGCGGCCGGCGCCGGTTGCGTCAGGTCGAGAACTTGAGGAACTTGACGGCCTCGAAGTTCATGGCGCCGCCGCCGGTGCGCTTGGTCGTGTAGAACACGACGTAGGGCTTGGCGGTGTACGGGTCGCGCAGCGTGCGGATGCCCATGCGGTCGACGATGGTGTAGGCATGGCGGAAGTCGCCGAACGCCAGCGAGAGCGAGCCGCTGGCCAGGGCCGGCATGTACTCGTCCACGCGGGCCGGGTAGCCCATCAGCCGCTCCGGGGCGCCGACCTGCATGCCCGGCTCCCACAGGTAGCGGTTGGTGGTGGACTCCTTCAGCTTGCGCGCCGCCGTGCGCACCGAGCGGCGCATCACGAACTGGGCGTTGGGCAGGAAGTGGTCCTTCATCGCGCCCATCAGCGTGTGGATCGGGTCGAACTGCGTGGTGTGGAAGTCGCCGGAGGCGCCCGTCACCACGTGCTCGAACTGACCCCAGCTGCGCGAGCTGTCCGCGGTGGCCGCAGTGGTGTAGCTCGCGAGGCCGCGCGGCTGGCCAACGCCGGTGCCGGACCAGAAGGCGGTGCCTTCGACGCGGCCGAACTTGTCGGCCACCTTGGCGGCGAGCCAGGCTTCCACGTCCGTGGCCGCGTCGTCGATCAGCTTCTGGCTGATCTTCGGCATGGCGTACATCTCGTGGGCCTGGATCTCCCAGCGGCCGACGGTCGGCGTGGACGAGTCGGAGCGCGTGCCCAGCTCGGCCACCCAGCCAGCGCTGGCCTCGTCGTTGTCGACCACGCCCTCGATCTTGTCGGTGGTGATGGTCTGCACGTCGGCGATCTGCCGCATCAGCGACTGCTCGTAGAGCTTGGTATGGGCCATGCCCTGCGTGCTGTTGGGGAGCAGGTAGCCGCCGTCCGGGTCGCTGCCGGCGCTCATGGCCTTGCGCTCGTCGGGCTCCAGGCCGTCGACCGACACGCCGGCCATCAGCTTGAAGAAGCCGCTCTTGTACTGCGCGTAGGCCTCGGCCGAGAGCTCGCCGGGAAACGGCTTGCCCTTGGCCTGGTACTCGGCGCGCAGCGCGGTGTTGAAGCCCTTCAGCTCCTTGGCCTGCGCCTCGGCCGCCTTGGTGTCGCCGCCCAGGCCGCCCGGACGGGCCGCCTTGAGCAGGATTTCGTCGATGGCCTTCTTCTGCTCGGCCAGCTGGTCCAGCGAGTCGTTGATCTTGGCGATCTTGGCCTCGAGGTCGACCACGGCCTTGCCTTCGGCCTTGGCCTTGATGAGCTCGTCGTTCGCCTTCTTGAACTGCTCGAAGGCCTCGCCCTGCTGGTCGATGACCTTCTTGATTTCGATGAGGTCCATGGTGGATTCCTTGTCGTCGTGGTGTGGATGGGTTCAGTGCTGGCCAGCCAGGGCGCGGCCCCGCTTGGCGAGCGATTCGCGGAGCTCCTGCTCCAGGTCGGGATCTCCCCGGCCCGATGCCGCCTTCACCCGCGCGATGAAGGCCACCGCCTGGCTCTTGCTCAGCCCCCCGACCTCACGAAGGAAGGCTTCCGCATCGGCCAGCGATGCAATCTCGTCCAGCGACTTGACCGCGCTGATGCGGGCCTTGCCGTTGGCAGGAAACGTGACGAGGCTGACCTCGAGGAGGTCGACCTTCTTGAGCGTGCGGCGCGGCTCCTCGGGCTTGCTGCGCTGCGTCCACTCCTTGGCGATGTAGCCGATCGACAGGCCGCTGATGGCGGGCCGCGGGTCCATCTTCAGCAGCGCGTAGGCCTCGCGGCCGCGGGCGGTGTCGGCCAGCTTGCCGGTGACCTTGAGTCCGACGCCGTCTTCCGACAGGCTGGTCCAGATGCCGATCGGCGTCATGTCATCGGCGCCCATGCCGTAGCCGCCGTGCTGCAGCAGCATGGCCGGCCAGACCTCGGACTTGGCGGCCGCGGCCAGGCTCTCGGCGAAGGCGCCGGGCTGGATCACGTCGCCGTAGCTGTCCACGTTGCCGAAAACGGCGCCGTAGCCCTCAAAGGTCATGTCCTTGGATTCTTCGGGCGCGAGCTTGAGCTCACGCAGGCCGAAGGTTGCGCGTTCGATGGCCATGTTCGGCCCTCCTTGTTACGGTGCTGGTGCTGGCGCTGCGGCCGGCACGTTGGTGGCGACCGGCAGCCGCGCCGCGTCGCCGCCCATCGGGTTCAGTTCCTCCAGGCTGCGCACCTCGTCCTGCGTCATCCAGGCCGGCGATCCGCCGCTTCCCAGCGCCTTGGCGAAGTACTCCGCGCGGTCTTTCATGGAGCCGCGCAGCATGCCGGCGCCGATGAACTTGGCGAAGACGCCGCCGCGC